GCTTTATTTCGGTTTACTTATGTTAAGCCGAAGCCTGATATTACAATGTATTTTCAATGTAAGAAAAATAATAGTCCTACCAATGGATATTATATTAAACGTGAATCTAGTGGTATTATAACTTATAATACTGTAAACAATATACGCCATGATGGGTCAAGATATAATCTTGCCATAGGTGCTAAATTTGATGCAATTAAGGGAAGACCTAAGATCGACACTCAAAATGGAGATTGTGGTATGCCTTTAATAGCAGAATATAAAACACTATCTGGTGGAACTTGTTTATCTATTTTAGGAATTCATGTTGAAGGTTTTAATGAAAAGGGATATTTTGAGAATATAGCTATATCGCTTTCTAGTGAAGTGATAAAGGAGTATTTAACCTTATTTGATACACAAGTTCAAGGTGATATACCTATGGTTGGTTCGCAAGATATAACCATTGAATTATCACCTTTATGTCGACAATCCAATTTGAGGATAGTTGGTAAGGGTAATGGTGAAGTATTTGGTACGTTAAATAGAAATTTAAGTCATCCTAAATCACGAGTTTGTGAGACTCTTTTATTGCCATATCTTGAAAAATATGGTGTTAAAAAGAAACATTATAAACCTGTGATGCGCGGAAGAAAAGTATATACTCAGCCTCTTACCCATATGATTAATACAAGAAGTAATTTTGATCCACATATTTTACAACAATGTGCGACAGCATATTATGATGATATTGTTCGGTGCTTACCGGATGATGCATTTAAATTATTAGAGCCATATTCACAAGATATAGCTTTAAATGGTTATCCTGGTGTTGCTTATGTAGATGGTATTAATAGGAAATCTAGTGCTGGTCATCCATGGAGGAAATCGAAAAAGAATTTTTTATTAGATGCTCCTACACCTATGTTCCCTGATGGGATTGAGGTTAATGATGAATTACAAGCCAGTATTGATTTTCGATTACAGAAATATATGGAAGGAAAAATGACTTATATGGTATTCGTAAATTCTCTAAAAGATGAGGTAGTAAGTAAAAAGAAATTTGATGCAGAAAAAACACGTAATTTTGAAGCACTATGTGCTGATGGTACAATCATCGGTAGAATGTTTTTTGGTTCTGTTACAAGATTTGCTTTAAATCACAAATTTTTATTTGAGACTGCGATAGGTATTTGTGCTCAGTCCCGGGAGTGGGATGAGTTAGCAAATTATCTATTAGATTTTAATGGAAAATTTGTTGATGGAGATTTTGCAGCCTTTGATAAAGGAATGCATAGTGAATGGATTTTAACTGCCTTCGATATATTATTACGTCTTATGTCAAAAGGAAGCTATAGCTCGCAAGAGTTATTAGCTGCTAAGGCATATGCTCATGATGTTGCTTTTCCAGTAGTAGCAATACAAAATGATTTAATTCAATTTTGTGGTACTGTCGCGTCTGGACATTGTTTAACAGCTTTGTTAAATTCTATTATGAATTCCCTTGGTCATAGGTATGTTTACCATTTAATAACCCATAACCACCCATCATTATTTAGAAATGATGTACGTATCATAACGTATGGTGATGATGTTATTATCTCCACGGTTAATCCGAAGATTGATTTTTATTCACTCCAGTCTGCGTTTAAACAGATTGGTTGGGAATATACATCTGGATTGAAATTAGATAACCCCC